TGAGAAGGCAAAACAAGCTTTGAGGATTCTTACTAAAGAACAACTAACATTTATTAAATCGAAATTTGAAACTGGAGGAACAAAATGAGTGTCGTTCAAGAACCTGAAGTAAAGTGGACGCCAAGTCAAATGGTTGAAGTGGTTCTCAATGAACCTGATGACTTTTTGAAAGTGCGTGAAACTTTGACTCGTATCGGAGTTGCTTCAAGAAAGGAAAAGAAAATTTATCAGTCTTGTCATATTCTACACAAGCAAGGTAGGTATTATCTCGTTCATTTTAAGGAACTGTTTGCTCTGGATGGCAAACATGCAAACTTAACTGTGAATGATGTGCAACGTCGTAATCGTATTGCCCAACTTCTTGCTGATTGGGGTCTAATTACAATTGTTGATCTTGAAAAAATTCAGGATATTGCACCATTAAATCAAATTAAAGTTCTTTCTTATAAGGATAAGGGAGAATGGATTTTGGAAACCAAATATAATATTGGTTCTAAAAAGAAAAGAGTAGAAGAAACCGAATGATTTTGTAGGGAGTTCACTACTCCCTTTTTTTATGTTTGTTGTATAATTAATATTGGATGCCGAAAGGGTCCACAAAACACAAACTCGCTTTTAAAGGAGCTACCATAATGACTAACCTCACAAGGTATACTGCTGCGGATCTTCCTGCTTTGATGGAAAGGATCAACAAATACAGTATTGGAATGGATGAATACTTTGATCGTATTTTTCATCTACATGAAACTACTACAAACTATCCCCCATATAATCTAGTTCAAATTAGTAATGTGGAATCGCGTCTTGAACTTGCACTTGCTGGATTTAAAAAGAAAGAAGTTTATGTCTACACACAAGATGGTAAACTTTTTGTTGAGGGTCAAAAAGAAGATAAAGAAACGGAGTCCAACTATATCCACAAGGGTTTGGCTCAACGGAGTTTTAAGAGAGCGTGGACACTCTCTGATGATACGGAAGTACGATCAGTTGATTTTGAGGATGGGCTTTTGACTGTGACACTTGGTAGAATTGTTCCAGATCATCATAAGCGCAAAGATTACCTCTAAATATAATTGAATATCGTCGGCGCTATGCCACGGGAGGTAACTGGCAAAATCCAGTTGACACCTCCCATTTTTATTGCTAGAATAGAAACACAGAAATTTTAAGAAAATGACAGTAAAATTAGTTCTATTAAAATCTGGTGAAACCGTAATTGCGGACGTAAAGGAAGTTCATCAAGAAGAAAAACTTTATGGATATTTGTTTACCAATCCACAAAGAGTTTTTTATGATTCACCAGTTTTAGTTCCTGAAGAAGAGAAAAATTCAAGCGTCGTAAATGTATCTTTGACCAAATGGATGCTTCTTTCAAAAAGCAATCAAATGGTAATTCCTTTTGATTGGGTTGTTACTATCGTGGATCCTATTGATTCTCTTGCAAAAATGTATGATCCAGATGGAACCAATACTGAAGAAGTAATTCAAGAGGAGACTGAAAGTGGAAGCAGCAATTAAAACTATTGTTTTTAAAGATGGAACAATAGTTATCTCACAAATTGAAGAAGTTGACTCCGAATTAGGAGATCCAAATTGTAAGTTAATTAAACCTTGCGAAATAAAAAAACAAATCACTAATGAGGTTTATTTGCAAAACTGGTTATGTGATTATACAAAGCAAGATGAATTTCTAGTTAATTCTGATAGCATTTTAACAATTATCAATCCAAACACTGATATTATTAAAAAATATATTGATATTATTTCCTGATGCGATTTTATACTAACGTTCAGATGGTCGGGGACAACTTTCTTGTCCGTGGTTATGAAGATGGTAAACACTTTATGACCCGTGAGAAGTTTAACCCGACTCTTTTTGTCCCTTCTAATAAAAAAACCAAATATCAAACTTTAAGTGGAGAATATGTAGAATCAGTCCAACCTGGATCAGTTCGTGATTGTAGGGAGTTTGTTAAAAAGTATGAGAACGTAGAAAACTTTAAAATCTTTGGGAATACGCAGTATATCTATCAGTACATCTCTGATATTTACCCCGAAGAGGAACTTAAATTTGATATCAATAAGATTAAAGTAACTACGATTGATATTGAGGTTGCATCTGAAAATGGTTTCCCTGATGTAGAGTCTGCAGCAGAAGAAGTTCTCTTGATCACTGTTCAAGATTATTCTTCAAAACAAATTCATACTTGGGGAAAGGGTCCTTTTCGAAATAATCAGAAAAATGTTTCGTACCGTTCTTTCTCGTCCGAATATGATCTTCTGAATGATTTCATTCACTGGTGGATGGTCGAAACTAATACACCAGAAGTAGTAACTGGATGGAACAGTAAACTGTACGATATTCCATACCTCGTGCGACGTATTGATAGAGTTCTTGGTGAAAAACTGATGAAGCGTTTATCTCCTTGGGGTCTTGTAACTGAAGATGAAACTTATATTGCTGGTCGTAAGCATCTTTGCTATGATATTGGTGGAATCTCACAGTTAGATTATCTTGATCTTTATAAGAAGTTTACTTATAAGGCACAGGAATCTTATCGCCTAGATTATATTGCCGAAGTTGAACTTAAGCAGAAAAAACTAGATCACTCCGAGTTTGATACGTTTAAGGACTTCTACACCAAAGGTTGGCAGAAGTTTGTAGAATACAACATCAAGGACGTGGAACTTGTTGACCGTTTGGAAGACAAGATGAAACTGATTGAACTTGCTCTTACGATGGCATACGATGCCAAGGCAAACTATGAGGATGTATTTTCTCAAGTTCGTATGTGGGATACAATCATTTACAACTATCTAAAGAAAAGAAATATTGTTATTCCTCCTAAAGAGCGTTCTGATAAAGACACCAAGTATGAAGGTGCCTATGTAAAAGAACCAATTCCTGGGATGTATGATTGGGTGGTGAGTTTTGACCTTAACTCACTATATCCACACTTGATTATGCAATATAACATTAGTCCTGAAACTTTGGTTGAAGAAAAACATCCATCAGTTAATGTTGATAAAATTCTCAATCAAACTATCAACTTTGAGATGTATAAGGACTATGCAGTATGCGCCAACGGTGCGATGTATCGTAAAGATGTTCGTGGATTTCTTCCAGAACTGATGGAGAAGATCTATAATGAACGTGTGATCTTCAAGAAAAAAATGCTTGCGGCAGAGCAAGAATATGAAAAAACAAAGAACAAGGAATTAGTTAAAGAGATTGCCCGATGCAATAACATCCAAATGGCACGTAAGATTCAACTTAACTCTGCTTATGGTGCTATTGGTAATCAGTATTTCCGTTATTTTAAACTCGCAAATGCAGAGGCAATTACCCTTTCTGGTCAAGTTTCAATTAACTGGATTATGAATAAGGTAAATGCTTATTTGAATAAAATTCTTAAAACTAATGGTGAAGATTATGTTATTGCTTCAGATACTGATTCTCTTTACGTTAATATGGGTCCTTTGGTTGAGACTGTATTCAAAGGAAGAGAGAAAACTACTCAAAGCGTTGTTTCGTTCCTTGATAAGGTCTGTAAGGTGGAATTTGAAAAATATATTGAAAGTTCTTATAAAGAATTGGCGGAATACGTAAATGCTTATGAACAAAAAATGATCATGAAGCGGGAATGTATCGCTGAACGTGGTATTTGGACTGCAAAGAAACGATATATTTTGAGTGTTTGGGATAGTGAGGGTGTTCGATATGAGGAATCCAAACTTAAGATCAAAGGTATTGAAGCAATTAAATCTTCTACACCTGCTCCTTGTCGTAAGATGCTAAAAGAATCTTTTAATATCTTAATGAGTGGTACTGAAGATGACATGATTAATTTTATTGATCGGTGTCGTGAGGAGTTTAAGTCTCTTCCTCCAGAACAAATTGCATTTCCAAGAACTGCTTCCGATATTCGCAAATACTACTCATCTTCTAATATTTACGCTCCTAAAACACCAATTCAAGTTCGTGGTGCATTATTGTTTAATCATTATGTAAAACAAAAAAATCTCACAAATAAATACTCTCTTATCAATAACGGTGAAAAAGTCAAGTTCTTATTTTTAAAAAAACCAAATATTATTCAGGAAAATGTAATTTCGTTCATTCAGCAATTTCCTACAGAACTTGGTCTTGACAAATATATTGATTATGAATTACAATTTGAGAAAGCATTCTTGGATCCACTCAAAACAATTTTGAATATTATTGGGTGGAAAGAAGAAAAAACTATAAACCTTGAATCATTTTTTTCCTGATGGATCTGCCTATTAATGACGAAGAATTAAATACAATCGTGAGTGCTTTAACTCTGGGTGGAAACACTGCACTTTATCAAAAATTAAAATTGGTAAAGGAACTTAAAGAACAAGGTTTGCCTTACAAAAAAATACTTCGTGAAGAGTATGGTATGGTAGCATGATAACATTACCAATAACAGATAAAGATCTAATTGTTATTATGGAATTGTTGGAAAGGAACAAAGACAAGCATAAAGACTTGTACGCAAAACTATGGTCGTTTAAATTTCAAAGGAATACTAAAAATGGATTTTCTTAAAGATATTGTAAAAGAAATTGGTGGCGAGTATACGCAACTTGCTTCCGATATTGATGAGACTGAGAGTTATGTTGATACGGGTTCATACATTTTTAATGCACTGGTTTCAGGTAGCATATTTGGTGGTGTATCTGGGAATAAGATTACTGCTATTGCTGGAGAGTCTTCTACTGGAAAAACTTTCTTCAGCCTCGCCGTTGTTAAGAATTTTCTTGATACCAATCCCGATGGTTATTGTCTCTACTTTGATACTGAAGCTGCTATTACTAAATCTTTACTAGAATCTCGTGGAATTGATACTTCTCGTCTTGTGGTTGTCAATGTTGTTACTGTTGAAGAGTTTCGCGGAACGGCGCTTAAGGCAGTAGATATGTATATGAAAAAACCAGAAGCAGAACGCAAACCTTGCATTTTTGTGCTAGACTCTTTGGGTATGCTTTCAACCAGTAAAGAGATTAATGATGCTCTGAATGACAAAGAAGTTCGGGACATGACCAAATCCCAACTGATTAAAGGTGCATTCCGTATGCTTACTCTTAAGTTAGGGCAGGCAAAAATTCCTATGATTGTAACTAATCACACATATGATGTGATCGGTGCTTATGTTCCCACAAAAGAAATGGGTGGCGGAAGTGGTCTCAAATATGCTGCTTCTAGTATCATCTATCTTTCCAAGAAAAAAGAAAAAGACGGAACAGAAATTATTGGAAATATCATTAAAGCAAAAACTGCTAAATCACGTTTAAGTAAAGAAAATAAAGATGTTGAAGTACGCCTTTATTATGATCATCGTGGTCTTGACCGATATTATGGTCTTCTTGAACTCGGTGAGATTGGTGGACTTTGGAAGAACGTAGCAGGGCGTTATGAAATGGATGGTAAGAAGATTTATGGTAAGCAAATTCTTGCAAATCCAGAGGAATACTTTACCGAAGAAGTGATGCAAAAACTTGACGAAATTGCCAAAAAAGAATTCTCTTATGGAACGAATTGAAACTACTATTCTGCGAAACCTTGTATTTAATGAAAACTATTCTAGGAAAGTAATTCCTTTCATTCAACCAAATTATTTTGAACAAAGAACAGAAAAAGTAGTTTTTCAAGAAGTTGTAAATTTTATTGTAAAATACGGATCTTCTATTACAATTGAAGCACTCAATATTGAGATTGAGAACCGTACAGATCTATCAGATAGTGAAGTAAAAGAAATCAGAGAAATTTCTAAATCGCTCCATAATTCTATTGTAGACGAACGGTGGTTGTTAGACACTACCGAAAAATGGTGTCGTGATCGTGCGATTTATCTTGCTCTTATGGAATCAATCCATATTGCAGATGGTAATGATGAAAAGAAAAATAGAGATGCTATTCCTAGCATTCTCTCAAATGCTTTAGCAGTATCTTTTGACAATCATATTGGGCATGATTACTTACAAGATTATGAAGAACGATATGAGTCTTACCACAAGAAAGAAAATCGTATTCCCTTTGATTTGGAATATTTTAACAAAATTACAAAAGGTGGTCTTCCTAATAAGACTCTTAATATCGCTCTTGCTGGGACAGGTGTTGGTAAGTCTCTTTTTATGTGTCATATGGCTAGCTCCTGTGTGCTTGACGGACTTAATGTACTTTACATTACAATGGAGATGGCAGAGGAGAAAATTGCTGAACGTATTGATGCAAACCTTCTGAATGTTCCAATCCAACAATTGATTGAACTTCCTCGCCAAATGTTTGAAACTAAAGTTACAAATCTGGCAAAGAAGACGCAAGGTACTCTTATAATTAAAGAATATCCTACTGCATCAGCACACAGTGGTCACTTCAAATCACTTCTTAATGAACTTGCACTTAAGAAGTCATTTAGACCTGATATTATTTTCATTGATTACCTTAATATTTGTGCTTCCAGCAGGTATAAGTCAAACCTTTCTGTCAATTCATATTCGTATATTAAAGCAATTGCTGAAGAATTACGGGGACTTGCAGTTGAGTTCAACGTACCAATCGTATCTGCTACTCAAACCACTCGTTCAGGTTATGGTAATAGCGATGTTGAACTTACTGATACTAGTGAGTCCTTTGGTCTCCCTGCTACTGCTGATCTTATGTTTGCCCTTATTAGCACTGAAGAGTTGGAAGGACTTGGGCAGATTATGGTAAAGCAATTGAAGAACCGTTATAATGATCCCACAATCTACAAGCGTTTCATTGTGGGTATTGACCGTGCTAAAATGAGATTGTATGATTGTGAGCAGACTGCTCAAAAAGATATACTTGACTCTGGACAAGATGAAGAGTATAATTATGAAGAAGACAAAAAACCTAAAAAATCATTTGAAGGATTTAAATTTTAATGGAAACTGCTAAACACGTTAATTTTAATAAGTATGCAGAGTTTGTGGATGCCGTAACTTCTGATGCATCTAAAGACTTTCTTGCTCTTTCCGACCGCCTAGTTGCCCTTGATGAAAAAGGTGCCAATATTGAGCGTCTTCTAACTGCTGCTGTTGGTATTAATGCAGAAGGTGGTGAGTTTATGGAAATCGTTAAAAAAATGATCTTCCAAGGCAAACCTTATAATGAGGACAACCGTGAGCACCTGATTATTGAACTTGGTGATATTATGTGGTATGTTGCTCAAGCATGTATTGCACTTGAAGTTTCACTTGATGATGTTGTTGCTCGTAATGTTCAAAAACTTCTTAAGCGTTATCCTGAAGGTGCTTTTGATGTTTATTTTTCCGAAAACCGTGCTTCTGACGACCGATGACTAAAGAAAAACAAGTAACAGTAAAGATGGATGTGCGTTCTGCTGCTGCAGTTCGCCAAATTCTTTTTGAATCTCAAAAAGGTTATACTTATGATGAGGTGAGTGTTCCTCCTCGTATTTCTGATATTCGTACCGTAATTTTTAATTTAGATTCTGAAATTGAAAAACAAGTACAATGAAAATTTACAGTGAAGTTTTGTCAGAAGATCTTTTAGATCTCTGTAAAAAAGATGTTCTAGAAAAACAAAAACAACTAGTCTGGGGATCTAGTTGTTTTAAGTGGGATCACAATTTGCAAAAAAATATTGATGGTGTCTGTTTACATTGCTTTATTACCAACAAAAAAATAAAAAACTTGTTAGAAGCAGAATTATCTATTGCATTTAAAAATTATGACTACAATGAATTAGATTACCAGTATTACATCTGGGATTCTTATTCTGGAATATCTCCTCATGATGATTCCATTTATAAATTTGGTGCTACACTATATTTAAATTCCAACTGTATTTACTCTGGTGGTTTGTTTGTCTGGCAGGATAATGAATGTCCAGAAAATTTTTATCGTTGTCTAAATCCTCAAGAAAATATGATGGTTGTAAATGACAACAGAGAGATGCACTTTGTAACAACTATTTCTCCTCATGCTATAGAATATAGATATACTATTCAAATTTGGGGAAGATAAATATTTAACCCTTCGGGGTTTTATTGGGGAATTAGTTAAACGGTATAACGGGTGCTTTGCAAGCACTTATTAGGAGTTCGATTCTCCTATTCTCCATTTGCCCGTGTACTCCAACGGTAGAGAGAGTGGACTTAGAATCCATACAGTGGAAGTTCAAATCTTCTCACGGGCACTAAATACCAGTAAAAAGTTATGAATTCAATAATTACGAGTATTATTAATTCATTTGAAACTAAATCTAAAACAACTACGACCAGATATAAAGATTTTATTACTCACGTTTACAAAACTTTTGATGATAAAATAAAATCTTCTAGGGTAGAAAAAATAAAGAATAAATATAAAAAGATGAGATTAAGTGTTTTAGAATACATAATTACACACGAAAAAGAAATAACATTTAAAATTTGTAAACGTAAGTAATGAAAAGTTTTTCCCAATTTTTAGAAGAAGCATCTCTAGCATCTTTTCATGCAAAAAGATTAGGTCTTGTTGGAAATGGGCATGGAGATTGGCATAATAATAAAACAGGAGAATTTGAAGCAAAAACTATAGGTGGTAGATTACAGTTTTATAATAAAAGGCAGCGACTTGGGATACAGGATCCCAGACAAACTTCTAGAGAAAAGAATTTATCAAAATCAACTGTTCAAAATGCTCCAGTAATTGGTGAGCAAGAATTGAGGGAAAAATATATTAGTGGAGAAATATTTAAAGAAGGAGATACTGTACAAAGCTTAACAACTGGTATGATTGGAAAGATAATTCGTAGGGGTACAAATCATTTGATTTGTGTAACTGAAGATAGTATTATGTTTAAATCTTGGATAAAAGATGTTGTTGAAACAATTGTTTGATATTAAGTAATTCATAAATAAGTATAGAAAAAAGTAAATTAGAAAAAATTCCATGGCTGAACAAATGGGTGGTCCTCATCGCGGACATGCTGCCGGTGATACTGATCTTGAAAAGCAGGCATCTCAACTAGCTTCTGATGTCAAATATAAAGTTAAGCAAAGGATGGGTTCTCAAACTGATATGAATCCTGCACAAGTTTCTAAAGCATATTTGGCACAACTAGCAAGTTCCCCAGCACCATCAACTGTAAAAGCACTTGCCAGGAAAAAACTCACTGCAGGTGTATCTGAAGAATATGGAATTTCTGAACTTGCAAGAAAATCTACAGTAAATGCTCTCATTAAAGTTTTTGTTGAGGGTGTTCAAAGAGAGGAAGAAGATCTTACAGAAGCAGAAGAATCTGGGGAAAAGAAATACTGGATAGTTGTTACTGATAAAAAGACTGGAAATACATATCGTCGTCAAGCAACTCGTGCAAAGATTTCAGAACTTCGTTCAAATCCTAATATTAGAAGAGTTGAAATCACTGCTTATCATCCAAAAGAAACTGATGATAAGCAAGGTAAAAAGACTTCAAAGGTAAAATCTGGTAGGGGTCTAGATCCAGTTGGAAGAGAAGACAGTGATGTAAATAACAACGGCGTTGCAAATGATAAGTCTGATAAGTATCTTCTCAAGCGTCGTGCCGCAATCGGTAATGCAATTTCAACTAGAAAAGAATCTTTAGATCCTGTTGGGCAGGAAGACGCTGATGTAAATAATAATGGCATCCCAAATGATAAATCTGATAAGTATTTAAAGAAGCGTCGTAAGGTAATTGGAGATGCTATTTCTTCTAAAGGAACTCAAAAAGAAGAATTTATTGGCGAAGCAAAAAAAGCAAAGAAAAAAACAGGTGATGATAGAATTACTGGTGAAGGAGTTAATAATTCAAAGTATATTAATGTAAAACCAACAATGGAGCAATCTGAACCTTCAGTTGCTACAAAAAAACCTGAAGATGAAGAAGCAAAGAAGAAACTTAAGTTGAGACAACAACAAGTTCAAATGGCATTAACACGCCAGCGCCAGACTATGCAATTGCAAAGATCTGGTAGACTTCCTTTAAATTATTCTGAAGATAATACTCAAGAAGGTGATGATATCCAAGAAGTTGCCCCTCCAGGATTTGAAGGAACTGTTAAAGCGATGAAGAAGTATCCTGAACTTTCCCAGGGAAAAACTTCAGAAGGTAAAGATAAGAACATTTATGCTCTTGCTTGGTTTATGAAAAATAAAGGTTACAAGAGTCATAAAACAAAAAGTGGTGCAGATAAAAAATAAAGCAAGATAAATAATTTTGATACTATTTGCATGGAGGACATCATGGATGCAGTTGTAGTAGTGGTAAAACCACTTCTTCTTAAAATTGCTACTCACCCAGCAGTTAAAAATCTTGTGATTGAACTTCTTGAAAAATATGTAAAAACAACTGATAATAGTATTGATGATATGGTTCTTACTACAGTTAAAGAACTTTTATTCAAACCACAAGAATGATTACTTGTTTTTTAACTAATTGGGGTATAACTATTTTTCTTGGATTATTATTAACTGCTTCAGAGTGGTTAGCAAAAACAAAAAGATTTGAGGAAAATGGTTTGCTCGATTTAACGACACATTTTTTAAAAACTATTTTGCGAAAGGGAGACAAGAATTAAAAGTCTCCTTTTTTTATAAATATCAATAGAAAAAGAATTTATAGGTAAGGCACATGGCTCTTTGGGGCAGTAAAGATTTAGTCGGAAAAGGTGGAACTGTTTGGATAAACCTTTCTAACGAAGTTGTAACAGGAACTGGAACTACTTTTTCAACTTCTGGATTTGAAGTTAGTGAAGGTGATGTTATTGTTGTTGGCGCTGGCGCTACTTTTGGACATGCGGTAATATCATCTGTTACAAGTAATACAGTTGCATCTATTGCTACTACTCAATACTTAATTCCACACCCAACAACTGGAATTATCACAGCAGCATCTTATTATATTACACAAAGACCAATTTCTTCAATTGAAGATTCTGTTTATCAGGCACCAGAAGTAAGAACATCTGGATTTTCCGCTAATCCTTTAACTAGAACTGTTTTTGGAGTCGATACTGCAGAAGCAGGTGTTGCCAGAGCTACAACTTTTGGTGGAAAAGCAGGTGCTTTTAGTGTTGGACATGCTGGTTGGGTTGGCGTAACAACTTATGTTGACTGCCACGGCAATTTAAGAGTTAAATCTGAAACATTAGTTGCTATGGGTAAAGATTCTGCTGGAAGTGGTGGTATTCAAAATGATAATGATGATGATGTAAGATTCCCAGATACTTGATAATATATGAGATTTGATGAGTTGAATGAGGGTAACTATTTACTCTTTGCTATAAAATTTTATAATAATCCGCAAGCGGTAACAAAGGAAGACTTTGACGAAGACTTGAAAAGAATTCGTTATATTAAAAAGTTATTGAGAAAGTATAAAAAAGATGGGGTTTTAAAATCTCATCTTTTGTTGAATCATTTAACTGTTCTGTTTAATGTTTTTGATGATGCTGCGGTTCCTCTTCTATTTTATAATTTAGAAAAAGATCTTTGGCCTTCTTTAAAAAGTTTTTTGGTATTTTTAAAAAGAGTTCCCGAATATCCCAAATCTAAACTTAATGAAATAGATGAGGACGAATATTGTAGTTCTGTTTTAAATTACATCTAATGGACATAGAAAGGATTATACAAATAGTTCGCCAGTTAAAAGAGGATGCAGTTGTTGGTGGTATGACCACTGGGAGTTCTGGTCCTATTGCTGGATATAGTGAAAAATCACCAGCACAAGGTCCAAATGCTGGAATTACACCAAAACTCGGAAAAACACAACGTAGAAATAGTTATGCGACAGGTGGACGTGGATCTCGTTCCATGTGGTTAAAATATTTAAGAGGAAAATAAAAATGTTCTCTCAAGAATCAAAACTAGCGGTTCTTGAATCAAAACTCGGTATTTATGAGGATCTTTCCCGCGAAATGTTATCAAAATTAGAAGCAGCGGTCGATAAGATCTCCGAAGGTAATTCACGTATTGCTACAATTCTTGCAAAACATGATGAGAGAATAGAACAAAGTATGAAAAATGATGCACTTCTTGTTAAGATGATAGATGAGATGAAAGAAGATAATGATAAAGAACATAAAGGAATAGAAGAAAGATTTAATAAAATTGATGAAAAAATAGAAGATCTTAAGAAATTTAGATGGCAAGCAGGTGGTGTACTTGCCTTTGTAATCGTTCTTATTGGGGTCATTAATGCATTTGTCCCCAAGTTCTTGACAGCACAACCCCAGCAGGTTATAATAGAGCGCACGAACTGATACCCTTTATAATGGATTTGATTGACTCTAAGTATATTGGATTAGTTTCATCACGCCTGCAAAAATTTAAGAGGGTCAAGGCAGATCTCTACAACTTCCGCTGCCCCCTCTGTGGCGATTCGCAGAAGAATAAAAATAAAACAAGAGGGTATATTTACCCAGTCAAAAACAATACAAACTTCAAGTGCCATAATTGTGGTGCCAGTTTATCCTTTAATAACTTTCTCAAAGAGTTAGATCCCACGCTTCATAAGCAATATACACTAGAAAAGTTTAAGGAAGGACATACCGGTAGAAACTTTGTAGTTGAGGAACCCAAGTTTGAATTTACCAAACCAGTTTTCAAAAAAAAACTGGACTTACCTAAAGCATCAGAAGTACCTATTGCCAGGGAATATCTGGAAAAGAGAAAATTGAATCCAGAAAAGTTTTATTTTGCTCACAAATTTAAGGAGTGGACAAATACTCAAAAACAAACTTTTAGCAACTTTTATAAAGATGAATGTCGCATTATTATACCATTATATGACACTCAAAGTAATTTAATTGGATTTCAAGGAAGAGCACTCGAATCTTCTCCAAATAAATACATCACCGTTATGATTTCTGATGATGCTCCAAAAATTTATGGACTTGAAAATGTCGATTCTACGAAACCCATTTACATTGTTGAAGGACCATTCGATTCCACGTTGGTCGAAAATTCTGTTGCTATGTGTGGGGCCGACGTTGATATTGGGACGTTTGGTTGGAGCGATTATATTTACGTTTTTGATAATGAACCACGTAATCGAGAAATCGTCAACCGAATATCAAAAACCATCAGTAGAGGTGACAAAGTAGTTATTTGGCCAACATCCATTGAGCAAAAAGATATTAATGATATGGTGCTCGCTGGACTTAATGTTATGGATGTGTTAAAATCAAGTATCTATTCAGGTTTAGAAGCAAAAATTAAGTTTAACAATTGGAAAAAAATATGAGCAACGGAACGAAAGTCGTTAAAAGAGATGGTAAAACTGAATCATTGGATCTTAATAAACTCCATGTTATGGTGGAGGAATCCTGCAAAGACCTAGCAGGTGTATCAGCATCTCAAGTAGAGATGAAATCAGGCATTCAATTTTATGATGGCATCACTACAGCAGAGATTCAGGAGATTCTGATTCGTTCTGCTTCTGACCTGATTGATCTTGATCACCCTAACTATCAATTCGTCGCTGCTCGCCTGCTTCTGTTCGCTCTCCGCAAGCAGTTGTTTGGTCGTATGCACGAATGCCCTACAGTTAAGCAACACGTGCTTCGCGCAGTTGGTAGAGGTGTCTATGATGCAGAAATTCTTGACCTGTATACTGATGAAGAATTTGATAAACTTGAGTCGTTTATTGATCATAGTCGTGACTATCTGTTTACTTACGCAGGTCTACGTCAAGTCGTTGATAAGTACCTCGTGCAAGACAGAAGTTCTAACGAACTTTATGAAACGCCACAGTTTATGTACCTTTTGATCGCGGCGACAATCTTTTCCAAGTATCCTAAAGAAACACGTTTAGACTACGTTAGGAAGTACTATGATGCAATCTCAAAGCACAAAATCAACATCCCAACACCAATCATGGCAGGGGTGCGAACGCCACTTAGACAATATGCTAGTTGTGTTCTTGTTGATGTTGATGACACCCTCGATAGCATCTTTAGTTCTGATATGGCTATCGGCAGATATGTTGCACAAAGGGCGGGAATTGGTATCAACGCAGGTCGTATCAGGGGCATCAACAGTAAGATACGAGGCGGCGAGGTTCAGCACACGGGTGTTGTACCGTTCCTCAAGAAGTTTGAAGCGACTGTCAGATGCTGTACTCAAAATGGCATACGAGGTGGATCAGCTACGGTACACTTCCCCATCTGGCACCAAGAGATAGAAGATATTCTAGTATTAAAAAATAACAAAGGAACTGAAGATAATCGTGTTCGTAAGTTAGACTACAGTATCCAAATCTCTAAACTGTTCTATGAACGATTCATCCGCAACGAAGAAGTTTCACTCTTTTCTCCCCACGCAGTTCCTGGTCTGTATGATGCTTTTGGGACTGATCGATTTGACGAT